AAAAGTCTGGATCAACTTGTTATGGTTTATAGAAAAGCTGGAGGAACTATAAGTAATGTCATATAGACCTGGAGATTATTTAGTTATTTGTGATCAATGTGGCTTCCAAAGATTTGCCTCTGACTGCCGTATGACTTGGGATAAGTTGTTTGTTTGTGCTGATACTTGTTGGGAAGAAAAGCATCCACATTATACTGATCCGAAACCCCTCGGAGACAAGCAAAGTGTTCCTGTTTATAGGCCAGAACCTGTTGAAAATTTTATAACTGAGTTCATCACTCAGAATGATTTATAAGGAAAGTTATGGCTACTTTTACAACATTGATATCTAGAACTAATGCCTTAGTTGATGATACTTCGTTATATGCTTCATTGGGAGATTTTATCAATCAGGGGGTTTCTGAAATTGCTGGTGGTATGCCATCATTGTTAGATGGAATTAGTGATCCGTTGCCAAATTCACTTACTCCACCATTGCCGGACTTATTCACTATTGATACGGTGGCTACTTCTACAAGTGCTGCATATGTTAATATGCCTGATAATTTTCAACGTGACTTGCAGTTTGTAGCAGCATCAACTGGTAGCGAAATAGATATCGCAGATTCATTTATTGAGTTTGTAGAAACCTATCCATTGTTGAATAAATCTGGTAGAATTTCTGAAGTAATTGAGCATGGAAGAAAGTTATATTATCAAGGCATTCCGACAGTTAGTGAAGAGGTAACGATTCATTATTATCGAAAACCAGTTGAGATGGTTAATGATGCTGATACTCCTGATGGAATCCCAGAGCATTTGCAAATATCACTGCTTGTGAACTTTGCAGCTTGGAAAGCATATGAACATCTTGAAGACGGTATTGAGGGTGAAACACCAAATACAATTAAGTTTAAGAATTTTTTTCTTGAAAATATGCGAACATTTGAATTAACTCTTCCATCATATACTCGCGGATTAATGCTTAAATAAGGTGCTTGTTATGATTGAAGCAATTAAAATTATATCCAAATGTGCAGGAATAAATAATGTAATAGATCCTAAATGGTTACGTCAAAATGATCAGCAGACAGGATTAACTGATCTTGCTGAAGGTATGAATATTGATATTGATGATGCATATCATATTCAATGTAGGCTTGGTCAGGCGGCGATTTCATCTATTGTTTCCCATTCATTATTTTACGATGGTGGCGATTGTTTTGTCGCTCAAGATCGAACAAGTGACACGGCATTATATCAGGTAGGAACAGATTTTTCATTAAGTGGCGTCAGGTCAGGACTCACTAAAGCATACCGAATCTCTTACGCGCAGGTATCAGATAAGACGTTCTACTGTAATGGTGTCCAAAATGGATTTATCCAGGGCGGAATATCGTCTCCCTGGCCTGCTACAACCTATTACGGTCCTGATACGCTGAACGAATATACCATAGCACCCATAGGCACTCACATAGCTTATTTCATGGGCCGCATGTGGATAGCCGTTGACAATGTTATTTATTGCTCGGAGCCGTACAAGGTTGGATTGTTCAGGTTAGCAAAATGTTTCTTTCAGTTCAACACGGCAATTCGCATGATTCGTCCTGTTGCTGGTGGAGTGTGGGTATCGGACGAAGCAACAACCGGGTTTATTGCTGCTGCTGAAAAATGGGACGGGTATAAATTTACAAATAAATCATCTATTCCAGCGCATGAATGGTCGGACAATCAGAGGCTTGTTGATTTAAGTGATTCGCAATGGCAAGTGCCTGGACTTTCAGCAGTTTGGTCAAGCGATGCCGGGCTATGCATCGGGACAAGCGATGGCCAACTCATTGTTGCAACAGAAAAGAAACTCATTTATCCGACCGGGGCGAGTGGCGCAACGGTTGTTGATGGGCTGAATGTAATAAATACAATATATTAAGGGGTTCAAAGATGGCTGAAAGATTAAGTACAGGTTTTGCAAATGCAGTAAATGCCACCGGAAGTGTAAAGGCCACAATGGCTAATAGTGTTCTTCACATCTTTTCTGGATCTCAACCGGCAACGGCAGATGCAGCTGAAACAGGTGATTTGCTGATGATAATCACAGAAGGAGCTGGAGCATTTGTATCTGGAGCTGCAACGAATGGCTTGAACATGGACGTATCGACAGCCGGTGTTCTTGCTAAGGCGGTTGCCGAAGAGTGGAAAGGTTATGGTCTTGCAGCAGCGGGTGCAGGCGTAACGGCTGGATGGTTCAGGTGGTACGCAAATACTGTTGTTACCGGGATAAGTACGACGGCGGTTCGTGTTGATGGCGCCATTGGTACTTCTGCATCGTATGAGCTCCAGATGACAAACACAGTAATTGTTGAAAATGGCCCTGCAACGATCAGCACGTTCAATTACACCACGACCAAGCAATAAGGATAAGTTATGGCTTATGCAAATTTATTGAGCGTTTCGTGTGCTAGTCGTCAAGAGGTGTTCCAGCGTTTGCGGGACTTTCTTTGCAAGCGCAATGGAACATATGACTATTCAAGTACAGGTATCGGGTGGACGCTGCATGATTCATCGTATGCAGTTAATGAAGATAGCCTGACTACTTTCGATTGGTTCGTGGCGTATTCTGCTGGCGAGGCTGGCGGTCAGGATATGTATTTCAAGTTTACGTACAACTCAACGCTTAACCAAAAATGTGTTGGTTATCTATATTGGAACAGTGGAACTAACACTGAAGTGGAACCTTATGGAGATGGTTACGGACTAAACATTAATACGTCTTCAGCATCGTCTATGCTATGGGTTTATGGAGATTTGGACTCATTTGTAATTGTTGATAGAAATGATTCTAATTTGAATTATTGTTATGCAGCTGGACACATGCCGGATTCTCCAGTATCTCAAGCTGTATCGACTGTAGCAGGAACGATAACGGCAGGAAGCAATAGGGTCGTCACATTTAGTTCTGTTCCAGGCGCATGGGGAATAGGGACAAAACTATTTGTCAGGGACAATGCTAGCATAGAAAGAGTAACGATATCCAACATAAGCGGGAATGATGTTACTTTCTCATCTTTTACAAAATCTTATGCCGCGGGGAGTAAGTTCGCCTTAGAGGTTTCGTATTTTGGACAGTATAGCACTGCTTTTTTGTCTACCAATGTGTTCTTGATAGGTCATGAGGGGACAAAAAATACTTCTCACGGTGTTTTGTTCACTACTTCAAACACTCAAGACCTAGATTCTCTCGCAGACACTATCCCAGCGATAAAAGTGTATAATGCTACATCTACCACAGTCTTCGGACCACAAAGCCATATCCTGCGAACTGGTGGAACTCAAACAGATTTATCAACACACACTTTAGGAGCAGTATCATATAGGTTATTTACCATGGCTGCAAATTCACATGCTTTGATAAAAGAGGTGTAAGTATGGCTGAGATTCTCCTGATAGATATTTCTCCATCTTTTTTGTCTCCAAGGTATGTGACATTCGCCGGAACGATTACCGATAGTGATTCCAATCCAGTAGCAAGGAAAGTCTCAATATTTAATGGTGATATGTATGCTTCAGTAGTAGCAACCACAACCTCATCGGTGGTAACAGGAGAGTTCACGACACAAACATATGGTACTGCAAATTCTGAGTTCACGGTGATTATTGAGGGCGAAGGCACAGAGAATAGCGTTATTTATAGTAACGTGAAGGAATAGTTATGGCGTACACTCCACCAGCAGCCGGAAATATCACGGCAACAATGATTGCAGGGTACGTCGCTCCTTCAGCTAGAAGTGTTTTAACCAGCATGGAAGGGGAATGGAAAATCCCTGTCCGAATAGTAGTCGATACGCCGACCATTGAAGCTGTTGGCGTGGTTGATATTATCTATACAGTTGCTTTCAATGCAAAAGTACCGGCGATAAACTCTGTTGGTGTTGTTGATATTCTTGCCTATGGCGACATAAATGCAAAAGTTCCTGAGTATTCCAACGTAGAGAGGCTTATTGCTTACGGGCAGATAACCAGCTTTCCGTCAGTTGTTTCCGGCCTATCTCCGCTTGATCCTATCTATGGGGAAGTGCTTTCGCCTGTTCCGGCAATCGGCGGCCTGGCTGAAGTCATCACAGAGTGTTATGGAAATATAGAAACTAAAATTCCGGTATTATCTACATCCTCGGAAACTGAAGTAATATCCTACGGCAATGTTGTTTCACCAAAGGTACAGATTGACGCGGCTCTCACTTGGCTTGGCTATGTCGATGCTCAAGTGCCTCAGATAAATGCCGTGGCT